GGATTTTATCCGAAGGGCTTTTTTTCTGTTCAAGGGGCAAAAAGGGGGCATAACTTTTTAAAAAATCTTTTTCATAACTTTGTCCAGCACGTTGATTGCTTCATCTTTCATGTTCTTTGTGACGTGGGTATAGATAGAATTAGTAACCTCAGAATCAGAATGTCCTACTCTATCCATAATTGTTTTTAGCGGAATTTTATTTTCTGCCAAAATGCTGATAGTTGTGTGTCTGAAGATGTGAGGGGATAGATGTTTGGGAATCGGCTTTTTAAGGCGTTCATTTGCCCTCTGAAGCGACTTGCTTAGAATTGAACTATGGATTGGCTTACCAGTGTTTGTGACGAATATACGAGTGCTCTTGTACCAATTCGGGTCAGCATTTTCACTGAGTTGGTTCAGTTCAATCATTTTGTCTAGTATTTCAATTTCTCTCTTTGTGAGATGCGTTGTCCTGAAGCTTGCAAATGTTTTAGTACCATCATCGTCTGGAATGTATCGGTTGAATGTTGTATGAATGTCTAATGTCTTGTTATCTTTGTGATACTTATCTAGTGTAAGTCCAGCTAACTCTCCAACCCGACAACCATTCAGGATCATAAACTCACAGGCTAAAGCATATCTTAGTGTGATTTCTTTTCGATAAAGTTCTTTTAATATTGCTTTATATTCTTTTGGTTCCAGGTATTTGTCTTTCGCATTTTTAATCTGCTGCAAACTTTGTTTTTTTTCGTGGTAACTTTGCTTTTCTAGCTGGATTGTTTTCAATAAAGCCCTGGTCAATAGCATAGTCAAAGAAAACATTCAAGATAGATTTAACACGGTATTTTTGAGTGTAAGTCCATTTTTCCGTATCAATCAATCTTTGAATTAGTCGTACATCTATATTTTCTAACTTAGTGCCCGCTTCAACTTTGTCACAGATTCTATTATAAGTAGCCAGCATAGTCTTATAAGTGCTTAGTTTTATCTGTTTCTGATGAAACTCCCACCACTCTGCAAAAACTGTATGGAAGAAAGAAGAAGCAGTAGTCAGTTTTTGTAGTATAGTTTCAATTTTATCATCCAGTTGTTTTTGAGCTTCTTTTTTCGCTCTGGCTGATCCAGAGTCAAGAGTTACAGAAACTCGTTTCCATTTCTCGGTATAAGGGTCTCTATAGCGTTCAAAAAATTTGTATTTTCTATTTGGTAACTGCTCTACCCACATTGTATTTTCTCCTCATTTTTGATAAAATGGGTATAAGAAAACGACCCTTTGAATGGTTGTTTCTTATACAGTACATCCTCACACTCAAGCTTGCAGGCAGGGAGTGTGGAGATTTTTTGTTGACAAATTAGAGTTATATAGTGTATAATTATCTTAACGGAAGAACAGTGGTCTAGGTCCGAATAGCCTGGGTGGCAAGGGTGAAATGCCTTGTCAGCTTGCAGTTGAAATTACTGCTACCCTGTTCGTTTTTTTATTTCCATTCTTCGCAATTTTGATAACTATAACCAACATACTTCTGATTGTTGTCCCTCGGAAATCGTGGAAGCAACATTTTAGAGTATGTTTTTTTGTTTTTTTCGACACCTCGCCACAATGCACCAGCTATAACATCTGCGATTTGTACTCCGATGGTAAATTCTGAGTCCACGAAGTTTATTGATGGCGAAAAATGCTTTTTATCAAAGCCTATAAAGTCAATGGATTTGCTTTCGAGTGCTTCTTTGTACGCTATATAAACTTTTTTATTATTCACCGCATCCACTCGATCAATGAAAACAGTTACAGATTCATTGATATTCTCATGCTTCAAGTAACTATTGACGGCTGATAAGATATGTAAAAAGCAAATTTTGTAAATTTGATCTCTATTTTCTAAAACCCCGTTTTTCTGCAGCGAAGGTTTATGTACTTGTGCACCGAAACAACAACAATTTGATGTTGCAATTGTTTGATGAATATTATTTAAAAATTCATCTCTATTTTTGTTGTTCTTTAGCGTCTTTGATTTAGCCGTTGATTTTAATTCCAGATATGGATCTTTGAGATAGGTTGATTTTAAATTTTGGATCTTTTCCTCAATATCACTTAAATCTTCTGCCTTAATAAGAACAGCCCCCATGACAAAGTATTCCGAGTTTCCCTCTTTGTTATTTTCTCCTCGGTGCAAATCTTTGGTACCTGATTCGTCAATATATAGGAGATACATTAGAATGGGAGATCCTCGTCAGAAATATCAAGAGAAGAAGATGCCAATCCGTAGATTTTGAAGAGGGTTTCAGAACCACAGAGAGGACAAAATGCAGCTTCATAGAGCAAAGGAACATTTCGCTCCCAGTTTAAGCATTTTCTATTAGTACAAATATTTTTAAGCGGTGCGCCGCATTTAATGCAGTAATTATTTTGGTCATCATTCTCATGCTGACATCTTAAACAATTTTTCATTGTTGAATTCCTATAATCTTTCTATTTTTAGTATTGTGCGCCAATATCGTAATATTCTAGTAAAATGTTATTTTCTCAAGCATTTTATTAAATTTATTTTTTAGCTTTCTTCACGTCTCCACAACCTTTTTAAACTCTTCCTGGATCATATCTTCGCCCAGGTTGTTGAGATTTTTGTGAAGGTAATATTGAAAAATATAACTAAATAATCTTCTCAAACACCATCGTAGCCTGGATGCGATCTCCTCCACCTAGCCCCTTGCTGCCCCCGTTAGCTGTACTAATTGTATGGAGTCGGTATCCTTTGGCAGCTTGCCTGTTAATCACATTTTCAAGTTGTGTTAGGTTACCAGATCCAGTACCGAATAACTTCTCTTTTAGAGTTACTTGAAGAACAACATAGTTCAATCCACTTGTTTCAAAAGTAGTAGAACCACTTGTTCCAAAAGTAGTAGAAAAACTAACTTCTGGTTTAACATTATCAAATAATCCCATAATAATTCCCCTTTTTAATAAATTAAAGATTTATATTCATCTATTACCATCGTTTCGTTAGCGATGGTTTTTAAATTAGACCGTTCCATAAAATGGATGTAATTAAATTCTGACACATCATCCATAGTTTTTAATTCTTCTTCTAATAGATGATGAATCATGCTGCGGTCGGCTTGTAATTCACACAATTCTCTGTTTAATTCATATTGAGTCTGTGTGTGATCCTTGTGGCCCAACTCGTGTAGTGCCACTTGCTTTTGGTCTTTTTCTGATAAATTAATATCTAGAGCGAGAACCTTTAATGCTGGATTGAAGAAGCCTGGGCTGTGCCATTCGCTCCCGTCAAAATAGCATAGGCTTACCCCCTCGAGGGCGCAAAGCTCTCTTACCGTCATAAATGCACCTCTATTTATTTTTTAAGTGTGCCTCTAAGACTGCTGTAATAAAATCGATGTCTTCTTCAGTAAGTGGTTTTCCATCGAATAACATTGATTGTGCAGCAATGTCTCTGAGGTCTAATGGTGCAGAAGCATCACCATCTTTTGCGATGTTTGGGTTTTCTGTACGTCCTAATAAGTAGTCGGTGGACACGTTGAAGTAGTCAGCGATTTCTTGTAATCTTTCGGAGCTGACCTTTTGTCGCTTTAAAGAATACAGAGTATTTTTACTGTATCCAAGTTTTTCTTCAACTTGATTTAGAGATAAGCCCTTCTTTCGAGCTAATTCTCTAACTTTTTCAAATGTTGGGAACATTGATTTATCAACCTTTCTGAGAGATTGACAAAAAATATTTAAATTATTTATTTAAAAGCGTTGACAAAATTAAACAAATGATTCAAAATAGTTTTTGTAAGTTAATGAGTTAGTAAAAAACTAAGTTAAAACTAATCTAAAAATAAATAGCTTTGGCGAGCAAGAAAATTGATAGATTTCATGTTTTATCAAGGTTTTTAATTATGCTTTTATTTTAAATTATTTATTTAAAAATGTCAAGAAATTTATAAAATGATTTACTAACTCTTTAACTTATAGATTTGGTGGAGAGGAGGAACAGCAGATGCCAAGACCAAAACATTGGCCGTATGTTACAAAAAGAAACATAGAAGAGCCACGATTCAACAGTTTTCGCTTTCATGGCAATAAATTGATTTTGGACTCCAAAGAATTAAAAGGGGTAAAAGATTATGAATTGAAAAGGCAAGGTGCGTCGAGAAAACTTTCTGAACTAAAAGTCACTTTACTTGTTGAGTTGGTCTGAAATAACTTTTGAAATGACTTCTATAGAGATGTCTTTTAAAACATTCAATGAAAATGAACCTACTTTTGAAGCTATGCTCTTAGTCTTATTCCAATTTGTATCTTGTCTAATGTTAGCCAGGAACTCATGTGCTTCTGGAGACAAGTCGATAATAATTGCGGATAAATCAAAAGTATAAGTTACTTCTCCAATAAAAAATCCTGCGTAATCCGCTTGACGAATATGGTAAAAAATCGTATCCACTCCATATTTATTAAACAAAGGTTCATCCTTTCCTTCGCTGTAAATCACAACATTATCAAATGTAGATTTTGCTTCGATATCAAGCAATAGGTCACGAATGCAGTCAGGGTTCATCTTCATTGTTCCACCTCATAATTATTTTTTAAAACTATTATAGCAGAAAGAAGAAATATATGAGTCAACAACATCGCAAATGGATCGAGCTTGTAAAAGAGCAAATTAAAAAACGTGGATGGTCACAGACTGATCTAGCTATTGTAGTGGGTGTCAGTCCTTCAGCTATCACGCAACAGTTCAATGTTGGTAAGGGTAGTGATGAGTTGAAACTTCGTATCAATAAAAAGTTGCGAATTTCAGAATCATGGGAAAAATTTGAGGAGTAGGAAATGAAAGAAGATATCAGAGTGCACATACCTTACGAGGTATTTAAAAACCTGCTCATGAGAGCAGGCAGTATAAAGCGTGAAGAAGGCAAGCAGATAATTTGGACAAATAATACCGCTCCGTTTACAAAAGAACAGCGGAAGAAATTAAGTGAACTCTACGAACAGTTTGCGGAAGATTGAAGACGGAGTTTGTCAGTGATGTGTGAGTTAACAATGAGTAAACAATCATTTAGTCTATCAAAAATATATCTAGGTTCTTCAATTACATCAGGGTCAAAAAATTCCTCTTCTATTTTCGCGTCCCAAATGTAAAATCCTTCAGGGTGTTTATAGCCAGCTAGATAACGAAGTACATTTCTAAAAGTAATGAACTTTTCGCGTTCGTCATCATTATCTAAAAATAGATAGGTCTTATAGAATATTTCATCGAAGTTTGTGATGATATCTAAATTAATTGGATCAGCACCATCAGGCCTTGAATCTACATATGAAACTGTTTTGCCACTAATAGATGCAAAATTTTGAAAAGTTGAAATATATAAATCTCTATCCTGACTTAGTTGGGCATTTAAGAAATCAACCTTCTTTTCTTCGAGTTTATTTTTACTTTCAAACTTTTTTTGCAGGTAAGCAAAACCGTGAATAATCAAATTTGTTAAAACAGTTGCACCAACAGTAATAAATGTTGTTGTATATACTTCAGACATATTAATACCTCACATAATATAATTTTCATAAATTATTATAGGAAATAATAAGATAAAAAACATCAGTCTTGAGACTGATATAGGAGGTTGAATGGAAGATAAAATCATCGAACTTGCTGATTACTTCATCAGCGAATCTACAACGTACAGAGAAGCTAAAATAGCGTGTGAGAAGCTATTAAAACAAGTTAGCCATGAGATAGAACTCAGGGCGATGGAAAGTAATATTGTATAAACAAAAAGCACCTAACAAAAGTCAGGCGCATATCAAAATAACTAATTGAATTATAACACGAAAGAGAGGAAAATGCTATGCCTAAAGCAGAAATTACTTATAAGCCAGTTGATGTGGACGAAAAAGCCACGCATGGTGATTATAAACATCTTTGTCAAAGGTGGGAAGGGTTGACTCCAGGGACTGAAAAAGTCTGGGCAAGTGAAATGCGAGAGCATCCAGACTTCAAGCAATTCATTGATAACCCGACACATAAGATTGTATTTATCGACTACGAAGGTTTTCGCATGTTTGTCAAATGGAAAAGTCGCAATCGATATCGTACTAAAAAAGAAAGACTAACTGAAATGCTAGAAAATCTGAAAAAAGAAAAACAGTTAGGAGTATAAAATGCTAGAACCAACACTAACAAGCTAGCTATTAGGTGCTGGATCAATCGCAATTAGTTTCTACGCAATGGGATACTTGAATTGCCGTCATAGCATTAAGAAGAAACAACGCAAGCAAGCTAAGATCAATGAAATGTTAGACCTACAAGAGGGCTACGAGCAAGAAATTAAATCGAGTGTGTGGGATGATTTAGCAACCGCACGCAAGCAATCAATTTCAGACAATAACTGGAGCAGTAGCCGTGTTTGGTAGAAAATCAAAGATCATCAAAGAGCAAGCAGAAGAAATCAAGAATTTGAAGCGTATCAATGAGCAACACAATCTTATCAACCGCTGGAATATTGACACGATCCAACACAATAAGAAGAAAATAAAACAGATGGAAAAACTGTTAAAGCTCTACCAGATGGCAATGGATAAGGAGAAATAAATGTTTGACTACGACAGAGATTATTTACAACCGCCTTATGAAAAAGAGTTTGGTCACGATCCAGACTTTTGGATATGTCGCAACGGCAGATGGATATATATAGGAAACGATGAAGGGGTATAAAAAATGGCAACACTTTATGAACTAACTGAAATTTATCAACAAATCTATGACATGGACATGGACGATGAAACTAAGCAAGACACGCTAGATAGCATCGATTGGGACGATGACTACGAAAACAAAGTAGAAAATTATATCAAAGTCATGAATATCATGCATTTACTTGGATTGCAAGGCAAAAGACCTAAAGAAAAGTATCACTCCTTCAAGGGTGAAGTAGGTAAAGTAG